TCGACGGCCATGCCGTCGCAGACGGTACTTAAGGGAATCCTCGGCGAGATCCGAAACGTCGAAGGTGTGACGCGAGCAAAGATCTACGACAACGACACGAGCGAGCCTGACAAGAACGGGATCCCCGGTCATACGATCTCAGCAGTCGTCGAAGGCGGAGATGCGGCAAAGATTGCCGAGGTTATCCGCCGTCGCAAGTCGACCGGCACAGGGACGTATGGCACGACCGAGATCGTCGTAGTCGATCCTCAGAGTATGCCGATCACGATTCGATTCTTCAGACCATTCATCGCTCACGTCTACGTGCGTGTCACGGTGCGCCCGCTCACGGGCTTCTCGTCAACCTACGTCGAAGAGATCAAGTCCGAAATCGTCTCGCACATCAACGATCTCGGCATTGGGTCGACCGTCTACCTGTCGAAGCTGTACGTCCCGGCGAACCTCGCCGCGAACGACCACGACAACACCTACGACATCGACACGATCGAGATCGGTACGGATAAGGGCGCTCTCGCCGCGAAGAACATCGTGACGGCCTTCAACGCCGTTCCGTTCAGCCAGGCGAGCTACATCGAGGTCGTGACCAATGACGACGATTAATGACTATCTCGAGCGCGTGCCATCGCAACACCGCGATAGACCACGCTTCAGGGAGACGCTAACCGCTTTTCTGAGCCCGATGGTTCGACTGCAGGAGCTCCTTGATGAGACACCACGAAACTATGACGTCGACTTTTCCGTCGGCAAGCAGCTCGATGTCGTGGGCGAGTGGGTAGGCGTGAGCAGATATATCTCAGCGCCGCTCTCTGGCATCTACTTCGAGTGGGATGGGACGCGGTCGACCGGGTGGAACGCTGGGCAGTGGAAGGGACAGTATGACCCGTCCACGGGGCTTGTCGCGCTCGATGACGATACGTACAGATCGCTCATTCGGCTCTATATCGACGCAAATCGGTGGGACGGAACGACTGATGGCGCTTACGATGCGTGGGAATCTATCTTCGATAGATCCGCAATCGTGATCGAGGACCATCAGGACATGAGCTTCACGATCGGCATCGCCGGGCGGCTCAATTCGAGCGCCCAAAAAGCAATCTTCACGACGGGTATGAGTCCCTTCAAGCCCGTGGGCATTCAAATCAAGATCTACTTCATTAGCTCAGACGGAACTTCGCCGCTTTTCGCTTGGGGCGTTCAAACAAGCGCCCTAGACGGCTGGGGGAGAGCCGCTTGGGCAGAGAAGTACGACATGACCTTAGACCGCTGAAATTCAGCGGTCTTTTTTATTGGGGGAAAAATGGCTTCAACAAACTTCGTCCGTTGGGCGTCGTCGCCGGGCGCACAGCTCATGTCGGACGACAAGTACAAAGCTGCCGCCGCGACCGGCCTCGTGCCGGGCATCGCTGACCTAGAGCAGGCGAACAAGTCCTGGCTACAGGCGAGCGCGATCGCCGAGGCGTTCGGCCATCTCGTTACGACCAACAAGGCCGCTTACGATGGCGTCGACTTCCTTGACACGGATACCGCCGAACAACTCGCCGAGAAGGTGTTCGCGGTCTTCGCAAAGCGTCTTCCGGGCGAGATCCCAAACAAAAGCATTGTCACGTCGAAGCTCGCTGACGAGTCCGTGACGATCGAGAAGCTCGCAAAGAAGCTCGACTTCGGCAGTTCTGAAATCCAGATCCGAGGAATGCCCTTGTCTCAGCTCAAGCTGGTGACGCTCAAAGACCGCGAGCTCGCTCTTGCGACGGATACCTTCCAGCTCTTCGCCGGCGACGGAAAGAGTCAAGGTGGAATCCTCATCGGTGGCGATACGGCAGCTCAGATCGTCGAGATCAGAGAGATTCTCGAAGCCCTAACCAACAGCGTTGCCAAGCTTGGCAGCCAGACGCAACCGTTCACGGAGTAAATCATGGCTATTTCAAATCCTTCTCTCACTCAGATCAAGCAGGCGCTGACGGAGATGCTTCCGAAGCTCAAGCCGTTGTCGGTTCCTACGGGCATGATCTCGGCTTTTCACACGGTTCCTGAAGGATGGCTTCAGTGCAACGGGGCGGCTGTGAGCCGCACGACGTATGCTGCGCTCTTTGCCGTCATTGGAACGAAGTACGGCTCGGGTGACGGCTCGACGACGTTCAATCTCCCGAACTTGCACCATAAGTTCATCGAGGGCACGAATACGCAGAGCGAGGTCGGGCAGTCTGTGTCGGCTGGGTTACCGAACATCACGGGCACACTCAACCCTGTGTGTCAGGAGGGAAAAGCGACCGCGCCGAGCGGCGCATTCAGTCGCACAACGGGCGGCGGCATGACTGGCTACGAATTCGCGAGAATGAAAACAAACTTTGTCTTCGACGCCTCCGACTCCTCGTCAACCTACGGCTCAGCATCAACCGTACAGCCTTCCGCACTGCGGTCGCTCCTGTGCATCAAGATTTGATGCACAGCATCGTGCGAATAGTGGAGGGCTGAACCGTTGAAGAGTTGCCGTACAGGTTGCTTGAGCGGGAGGCGCTGAAGAGGACGCGGGGTCCCTCGGAAGCCCATTCGGCCGCGTTGTTGAACTGGCCCTTCTTAGCAGAACTTCTGTAGAAAGGCCCTTCTAAGATATCTCCATGCGCACTATCGAATTCCCCCGCCTTCTGAAGCGTGAAAGAACCGCTGATGTTCGGACCGAACATAACGGGTACAGTCACTGCGTCATGGGTAAGAGGCACTGGAGCCTTCAAAGATGTCGAAAATGGTAATTGCCCCGACGGAGACCTCAATGGACCCGCCGAAATAGACTTTTCGGCATCTCGCTCAAGCAACTTGTATGGCTCGTCTTCAACAGTGCAGCCCGCTTCAATCCGGTCGCTCTTGTGCATCAAGATTTAATGCAGAAAAGCGTGCGAACGGATGAGGGCTGGACAGTCGTACTAGATCCGTAAGTGGAGGATGACCCGGAAGCCCGGAACAATCCAGTCTGCCCGGCAGAGCCATTTCCGTCTGAATAGCCAGAAAGCTTTACAGATCCGATAGAAAATGCGCCTGAATAATACTTTTCATATTCGTTGTCATTGTTTGGGAATTCACCTGTGATGTTCGGACCGTCCGAACATCAGTGGACGACTCGGCGCATACGACTGTGCCGGTTCCAGTTTTACAGGAGCGTTTCGATATGCAGGCAATGAAGGCGGCCCCTCCACTGCGTGGCGAAGCGTTGCGTATTCGGATTTTGACGCCTCGCGTTCATCTTCAAAATACGGCTCTTCGTCAACCGTCCAACCAGAGTCCATCCGCCTGATCCCTTGTATCAAATCTTGATGCAAGGGATGAGCCTCAGTGCCGAAGGCTGCACTGTGGAGCTTTTGCCGTAGACCGAGGAAGAGCGAGAGGCCATGAATGACGATTGACCGGAGCAACTCTCGGAGCCGATTGTGGTTCCGGGGTACAACTTCAAGACATTAAACGCGCCGCCAGTCCAACCGCCGCTACCGTAGTCAAGGCCCGTCACAGTGCCCGTGATGTTCGGACCTACCGAACATCACAGGGTATCTTTGTAAGTCAGACTTTAGCAACGACACAAGCTATACAGGCGTTTTTTCACAGACTGAGCGTGGCAGTGCCTGGGGCGGGGGTACCTCTGGATATGAGAACACTTGGGATAGGCCATATTTTTCCGCTAGAGCATCTAACAGCGCCTATGGTTCGTCATCTGTCGTTCAACCAGCCTCGATTCGCATGACGCTGTGCATCAAGCTTTGATGCACAAGAGCAGTCGCGTCGAACTCGGCTGAACCACAGAAGACGATCCGTACACAGACGAAGAACGTGAAGAGTTCATCGTTACGCGGCCTCCGTCATGAGCGCCGCCTTGATTAGAATTCAAGCCGATGCGTGCTTCCCCAGTAAATGCTCCAGTGCAGTTCAGCCCTGAGGTATTCCCGTGCTCAGTAAATGTACCCGTGATGTTCGGGACTCGGATTTGCATGTCATAGAGCGCTCTCTATGTCGTGCCGGGCACATGAGCGGGCTTCATCTGCAACTCGGCGAAACCCGCGATAGTAGCTACTTCCAGGCGATCATGCCGGCACTTTCAGCACAAGCGCGGACGTGCTCACTCCAACGATCTATGACTGAGCGTCTGGCGTCGAAAAAGTCTGAGCGCTGATAGGCTCGACTCACCTGCGTTCCGATGTCGTGGCTTAGGCACATCTCGGCGACGTCGAAAGGGACGGCCTCGTCTGCAAGCCACGATCGAGCGATCGAGCGCAGACCGTGCGCGACGAGGTGTCCTCTGAGCGACGTGCTGTGCAGATGTTTCGCTAAGGTCTGAGCGCTGATGTGCCTTCCAGTCACGCGGGCTGCGAAGACGAAGGCGCAGCGAGGATGCGGAGAAAGCGCCGCTTCGCGCTCGAGGAGCTCCCGCATGAAGCCAGTCAGTGGCAAGCGAAAGGGCTTGCGCTTTTTCATGTGCTCGGCGGGGATCTCGATCACGTCGTCGTGGATCCATGACTTCTCGAGCTTGGCGTTCTCGCCCGGACGGAGCATCGAGCAGAGCGAGAAGAGAAAAAGTATTTGCATCCGCTCGGGCGCGTCCGCCATGACACGCATCACCTCGGGCAGATCTTTCCACCCGACGGCTGGCATCGGCGTCACGGTGGGCGGGGCGAAGACTCTCGAGACTCTGGCGAGCGGATTGTGCTCGATGTAGCCGGCGCAGACGGCCAAATCAAGCACTTCTCGCAGGCGCATGAGCACGCGCTTGAGCGTCGCACGCTTCCCTGCCTGCTCGAGCGGCATGACGGCCCTGATGACAAGGGGTGCAGTGATCTCGTCGAGCTGACGCCCGCCCAACGGTTTCACGATGTAGCGCTCGAGTCTGCGGCGCTCATCTTGGTAGCTCACGATCTGCGGCTTCTTGAGCCTGCACCAAAGACGAAAAGCGTCACGCAGGCAGTACCCGCGCGGCGGTTCGAGCCCGACCTCTTTTCGGAGGCGTCGGGCTTTTTGTCGTGCTTGCGCGAGATTCATGTCTGGGTACTCGCCGAGCTTTTTGTCTGCGACACGGCCTGAGCACGACGTGCGCAGATACCAGATCTTTCGCCCTGACGGCATGACTCGCAAAGTCAGTCCGTTGCCGTCGGCGATTGAATACCTTTTTTCACGCGGCTTCAATGCCGCGATTTTTTTAGAGGAGAGAGTAGTCACATGACCTCCGATTTCAAGACGGCGTATCGCTTTGATGACGCCGGGTACTTCGAGCACGAGCTTTCCGTCCAAGTGATTGACGGCGAAGCGCTCATGCCGCCGTCCGCAACCTTGCTGCCTCCCTGGGGCGATGCAAAGCCGGACGACAAGGTTTTCTACCGCTTCGACGGCGAGTCGTGGAAGTCGGAAGCAAAGCCTACGTGCGCAGCCGATCTTGTCGGTGTGGTGGTTTCTCATCAGTCTCAGACGCCGCGCGACATCGAAATGCGCTCGCTCATCCAGAAGTTCTCTCAGGAAGAGGGTTATCGCGAAAAGCGCGGCGAGGACCTCTCGTGGTCCCTCGAGAAGATCCCTGAAAAGACTGAGGAAGAAAAACTGACTGAGGCGAAGCAGTCCGTTCGCTCGAAGCGCGATCGCTTAATCGCCGATACGGACTACCTGCTGACGCCTGACTACCCGATCAGCCCTGACGAGCTTGAGGTCGTCAAGGCATACAGAACTGCGCTGCGTGACGTACCGCAGCGGGAAGGCTTCCCTTACGACGTTGTCTGGCCTGAGCTTCCTGAAGTGCTTGCAAAGAAGAAGTAAGGAGGCGGGATGGCCACTACTCTCGACATCCACGTCGATCAGGGCTCGGATGTCCGAGTGCCGATCGCTTTCATCGACGATTTCTCTGAGCTTGATCTGACGGGGTTTAGCGCTCGTATGGAGATACGCCCGTCGGCATCAAGCAAAAAGGTGGTTGATCGTCTCACCACGGAGAACTCGCGCATCTCAATCGAGAAGGAGACGCTCACGCTTCTCTGGCCGCACGAAGTCACTGAAAACCTGCCGGCAGGCAGCTACGTCTATGACCTTGAGCTTGCCTCTGAAGGCGGAGAAGTCACGCGCGCGCTAAGTGGACGAGTTCAAGTGTGCAAGGAGGTGACGCAATGGCCTACGGCGACTGCGTGATCCCGCCGATGGGATACCCGGGGTGCTATCCAGCACCCCCGCCCGTCGGTGGGCGGCGCGTAGTGAGAGTAAGCGTTCCTGGCATTCAAGGCCCGAGGGGCGAGCCGGGATCGCAAGGCTACTCGATCAGAGTCTGTGCTTCGCTCGATGCTTTCGAGACGACTGCACTTGAAAACCTTAGACCGTCGCTCGGCGCAAAGGCTGGCGATTCGGTCGTCAACTCAAGCGGACAAATCTTCATCATCACGAACACTACCGAGTCGACATTCACTGTCGGTGAAGTCGTTGGCTGTCTGGGCGTGCGCATTGATGATGCGGATGTATCCGTTGAGAAAGTCTGGTCCTCTCAAAAGATTCAGGAGCGCTTAGGCGAGCCCGTTGACTTTGTGAAGACCTTTGAATCCGAGTTGGACTCGGGAATTTAATCGCAACAAGGAGTTTGCAAAAATGGCTGAACTTAAGGATCTGGAAACTCGCGGCAAAGAGCTTGCCGAGCGCGTTGGCCAGGAGATCAAGAAGGTTCGAGGTGAAATCGCCGCCGGTGGACAGGCCACGTCCGCCGATAAGGTGTCCTACAACGGCAAGACTGTCCAGGAAGCTCTCGACGACCTGAACTACATGCCCATTCAGATCACGTCTTTCACGAACACCGTGAACGTGGTCGAAATGGGCGCAACGGTTGACACGGTCACGCTGAAGTTTGCATTCAACAAGAAGCCGAAATCTCTCACGCTTGATGGCCAGCAGGAAGACGTCAACGCAACGACGAAGGAGCTCACTGGCCTCGGTCTCACGGCGAACAAGACCTGGAGCCTCACCGCCAAGGACGATCGCGAAGCTACGTCCACTAAGACGACGTCGGTCTCCTTCCTCAACGGTGCTTACTGGGGCATCGGCGCTGTCGAAGCTGACGGCGTTACGGACGAATTCGTCAAGGGTCTTCAGAAGGCCCTGACCGGCTCCAAGGCTCGAGAATTCACCGTGAACGCAACGGAAGGTCAGTACATCTACTACGCCATCCCGACTCGCTTCGGCACGCCTGCCTTCTTCGTCGGCGGCTTCGAGGGCGGCTTTGCCAAGCTGAAGACCTTCGACTTCACGAACGCTTCCGGCTACCAGGAAAGCTACGACGTGTATCGCTCTGACAACGTGGGTCTTGGTTCTACCAAGGTCACGGTCAAGTAAATCGAAGGAGGCAAAGAAAAATGGCAATCGAACTTATCGGTAAGATCAAGCAAAAGAACAATGGTTCCTTTGCTCTCGTCGACTCTCAGGACATCGATCATGAGGGTAAGCGACTGAACGTCGTTCTTCAGGAACTCAATGACGTCGGAACGGGTGTAACGGCTCTCACTCAGCGCGTTGAAGCCAACGAAGGCAATATCACCGCCCTTCAGGGCGAAGTCGCAAAGAAGGTCGAAATTGACGACGCTCAGGCTTCTGCTACGAAGACCTACTCGTCTCAGAAGGTCGACTCCCAGATCACTGCCGCCAAGCAGGCTGTGAAGGACGATCTTCTCGGCGGTGCCGGCGAAGCATACGACACCCTGAAAGAACTCGCTGACGCTCTCGTCACGAACAAGGACGCGATCACCGCTCTCCAACAGATCGCTCAGGGTCACGTTCAGTTCGACAAAGCTCAGGCTCTGAATGACGATCAGAAGAAGCAGGCTCGTGCGAACATCGGCGCTTTGAGTGCCGCAGTTGAAAAGAGCGGCGTTGCTCTTGACACGCTGACTGAAGAAGGCTCTTACGTCGTCACGGGTGCTACTGGTCTTCCTGCCGACTTCACGGCTGATCCCGTTTTTGTGACTGTCATGAAGGCCGGCACGGCAACGGTTCAAATGGTCGGTGGCGTTCAGGGCGCTGAGTACAAGCTCTTTGCTCGTACTGCGGCCGACGGCGCGTATGGCAAGTTTGCTCAGATCGGCGCAAAGACTGATCTGACTGACTATGCCAAGAAGAGCGAAGTCACGACTCAGATCAGTGAAGCTGTCAACCCGGTGAAGACGACTGCCGAAGCCGCTCAGGCAAAGGCGACTGAAAACGCTGGCAAGATCACGACCCTCGAGTCGACCGTCGGTGAGCACACGACGAAGCTTTCTTCGCTTGAAGGTCAGGTGCAGACGAACACCCAGGCGATCCAGAAGAACGCCGGCGACATCACGACGATCAACGCAAACATCGGCGCGAAGCAGGACTTCGTCGCCGCCTTTGAAGCCGCTTTGGCCTAAGAGGTGAACTATGGCAGACGCATCTTTTGAAAAAGACAGCGATCTGCTCAACGCTGCGGCCGCCTTCATGGCGGCTGCGGCGCGCCGCACGCCTGGTCCTTTAACTGCTGAGGTCAAGCTCGCGGTCGAGCGCATCGCAAAAGAAATTAAGGCTATCCGCGCTGAGGTAGGAGGCGATAACTCTTTGCAGGGTCGAGTTGAGGCACTGGAAGAGGCCCTCGCCGACATCGCCTTTAACGAGAAGCTTTTGGCGAATGGCTTGGCGAAGTCGACGTCTCAGACGCCGCCGTTTTCAGTAACTTTGACGCTCGCAGGGATGCCTGGTGGTTCAACTGTCACGTGGACAGTTGACGGTAAGTCGGCCACAGGCGCGAGTGTTAGCACCTATATCGGCGCTCAAGTTTCATGGTCTGTGTCGTGTGCAGGCTATCGCACAAAGACTGGAACAGTCAGCGCGCTCTCGACTCAGACGATCGACGTCACGCACGAGGAGCTGCAAGCTGCGGATATCGTGTTGTCTGGCTACTTCTATGATCCGCACAAGCAACTTGTGAACTTGGTCGACAACACCAATTTTCAAATTGGCGGTTCAAACATCCAGAACGGGTCTTCGTCGTACAACAAGAATTTTGGCGCGTCTTACGGCTACATCAAGCTTACGACGAAGGAGCAGTGCACGCTCAGCGTCACGGGCTACGTCAGCTCTGAAAGCAAATATGACTTTGGCGGCGTGTATGTGGGCTCGAAGATTTACAAGCCGACGCAATCTCAAGCGAAAAGCGGGACCACGGACAGCGCCGGATCGTATCTGATCCGCCAGTCTGGCTCCAACTCCTCTAAGGAGTACACGATGACGCTGAACGCAAACACGACGTACTACCTGAACTTCTTCTATGTGAAGGACGGTTCCAGTAACAGCAATTCTGACCGATTCTTTGTATCGAAGATTCAGTATCGAGCAGTCGTTTAAGCACGCGGGAGGTTAAATGCCATACAGAGATTTAAGTGACGGGCAGATTCTGGCCGCCGCAGGTGGTTTTGCGACGATCTGCGGCTGGCTTTCGTACCTGCTGAAGGTACAGGAAGGAAAGGCTTTCACATGGCGAGAGTTTTTGCTTCATGGAGCGATCAGTGCTGTATGCGGGCTGATCAGCTACGAGGTGCTTTTTTACGAAGGGTTCCCGCCGCAGCTGTGTGGGGCCCTGAGCGGCATGGCCGGATGGGGCGGAACTCGCCTGATCAGATTGCTTGAGATCGTACTCGAGAAGCGCCTCGGCGTGAGTAAGGAGGATTTGAAATGAAAAACTTTTCTGAATATTCGGTGGATCTAGCCGCCGATTTCATCGAGGCGTGGGAGGGCTGTCGCCTGACTGCGTACAAGTGTCCTGCCGGTATCTGGACGATTGGCGTCGGTCACACGAAGGACGTGACGGAGCATGACGAGATCACGTATGAGCAGTCGAGGGAGCTACTTCGAAAGGACATCGAGGAGGTCAAGCGCGGGCTCGCGCCGTTCGTCAACATTCACGTGACGGAGGGGCAGTTCATTGCGCTGGTGAGCCTCGCTTTCAACGTGGGCGCGTCCTACGTCGTGCACAACTGCCCGAGGCTCATGAGGGCCCTCAATGCAGGCGACGTCGAGCAGGCCGCGCATCAGTTCCTCGACATCACGAAGGCGGGCGGCAAGGAGCTTCCGGGGCTCGTCCGCCGCCGCAAGTCCGAAGCGAAGCTTTTCCTTGGGGAGGACTGAGATGGTCTACTTGCGTTGGCTTCTTTCGATGCCTCTGAGCTACTTGATGCTTCTCGTCGGCTTGATCCTCGCGCCCGTTCTTCCGTTCTTCGTGGACAAGGAAACGCACCGTCTGCCGAAATGGCTCGATTGGTTCGCCACTGACGACAACGACGCAGACGGCGACGAGGGCCATCGGCAACGATGGCCGGGGACGGATGCCTGGGCGACGTACAAACGTCGAGTCGCGTGGATGTGGCGCAACACATGCTACGGCTTCGACATCAATGTGCTCGGGGTCGAGGTGCGCTCGAGCGACTCGTGGGAGGTGACTGGCGATGAGAATGCCTCCGACACGAACGGCGTCTCGGGCACGTGCCGCAGGCGTTGCCGCCGCGACGGGAAACTCATCGCCTTTCAACTCTATTACATCAAGCACTATCGCCTGTTCGGCAGGCCGTGCTGTGTAAGGCTCAACCTCGGCTGGAAACTGTGGGGATCCCGCGACAAATGTGCTCAGTACGTCGGCATCTACTTCAACCCTATGAAGGGGTTCGAGTTCTGAAGCAAAAAAGGAAAAGCCGCTCGGTTGTGGCGACCGAACGGCTTTTGGGAGACCTTTTGAGACAGAGGTTCTATGGAGAGTATTTTATCAAACTTGATCGTCGCTTTGCGACTCGGAGAATTGATGATGGTCGAGAATTTGACGTGGCAGGCGATTGGGACATACGTCGTCTTTTTCGGACTCGGCGGCGTGGCTATTGCCTGGGGGCTTGCCAAAACGGTCAAGGCTTGGAAGGATGCCTTGAAATGAGTGTTCAAGTTTTGAAGGGAGTGGCGGTACTTTTAGCGAGTGCCGCCTTTTTTATTGCCGGCTACCAGTATGCCGCGGCGCTCTATGGCGAGGACATTGCCGCGCTACGTGAGGACTACGCCACGCGTGCGCAGTCTCTTGAGGTTAAGTACAGAGAGAAGGAGAGGGGCTATGCACAGAGTCTTGTTGATGCGTGGGAAGCCCGGGACAAGGCGCTTGCTCGCGCCGATGATCTTGGCGCTGATCTTGAGCGGGTGCGCAAGCAAGCAGCCGACGCTCGCAGTCGATTGTCCGCAACCGGTGCCGGTACCTGCGACGCTGAAAGAGAGCGCCTTGCCAGATGCGCAGACCTTGTCGAGCGAGGCGCAGAGCTGGTTCGACGAGGTGTCGACCTTTCTGAGCGGACTGCGATAGACAAGGACGCCGTCGTGAAGATCGTCAGTCAGTGACGAAGTTGTAGACGAACTCAGCCGAAAGTTTAGACGAAGGGTGGCGCCTAAAAAAAAGGCTGAAGCGTCTGTAATGGTTCTGCCCCAACGGTTTGAGGATGGCGCCCATAAAAACTTAGTTAGACGAAAATGCCCCACTTACCTTCGCTGGTAGGTGGGGCGTTTTTTGTGCCTTCGAAAAACGTCACTTCTTCTTCGGCATGATCGTGTCGGCCCACGACTGCATGACGGGACGACGTAGTTCACATAGGTCGTCACGCTGATATGTTTGCTCAACGGCGTTGCCGGTTGCGTGCATCAAGCATTTCTCTGCGACGACTCTGTCCACACTGTTTCTGGCCGCCCAGTCTCGGAAGGTCGAACGGAATCCGTGCATTGTTACTTTGCCGTCTGTGAGCCTGCTGACCGTGTGATACGGGTTGTCGATGCGGATTGGTCTGTGCGCCCAGTAAGGCGATGGAAAGAGCGGTCCCTTTTGGCTCGGGTTAGCGGCAAGCAGCACTTCAATGGCTTGATCGCTCAGAGGGACACGGTGCGGGAAAGGCTTGCGGTCCTTTCTGCGAGCAGGCGGGATGTACCAGATGCGCTCTTCGAGATTGATTTCATCCCATAACGCGAGCGTAAATTCCTTTCGGCGCGTGGCGGTCAAGATGCCGAAGAGTGCGGCAAGACGTGAAGAAGGCTCTCCGACCTCGCCTGCAAGCAATCGACTGGCAATGTTGATCGCCTCATCAAGCGTAGCGGCAGGGCAATGCCTGGTGGTGTAGATGCGCTGAGGTGATGGCAACCACGCATCCAAATTGCCGCGCCAAGTGGCTGGATTCTCTTTGGTGTAAAACCCTTCACGCTTTGCATAGGCAAATACGGTCTCCAAGAAACCACGGGCTTTGATGCCTGTCGGAGTCTGATCCTTCCAGAGCGGATTGAGGATTGAAAGGATGTGAGACGTTTCGACCTCTTTAATCGGCATGTCTCCGATGTGCTGGACGGCGAGGCCGAGGATACACCGACGCCATTCATTGATGCTGTGCTTGTTCTTGTATTGCTTGACCTCAATGATGATCGGGATGATGCGCTCGGCATATTCCTTGAATGTTGGTTCGTGCTTTGTCTTTCCCGGTGCTTTCTTTTCTTCTCTGAAAGCCTTCGGGTCGACTCCCTGTGTGAGGAGGGTGTGGCATTTGAGCGCCTCATCCTTCGCCATTTGAATTTTGATGATTGCCGGATCCCCTAGCGAGAGATCCTTGCGCTTTCCGTCGAATGTGTATCGGAAGACAAACGATCTGCTGAGTCCGTTTCTTCGGACGACGAGGTACAAATTCGGCGCGATCTTATATCGTCCATCGCCTACTGTCAGAATGTTTTTGGCCGTTATGTTCATGGTGTGTCCCACAAAATTGAATCCCCGAGGTGCCGAACGGGCCTTTTGTCCCACAGTTGTCCCACAGGCTGACAGCGTGTAGGCGGTGTGCAGGTGGCGTGACGGTAGCGGGGGTACGGCCATGCTAACACGAAAAACCCCGCTACATAGCGGGTATGTAGCGGGGTAGTGGTTAGCATGTAGCTAGGCTGTAGAGGAGCCGATCACTTAGAAGCGGAAGTCGCTGAGTGTTGTGTCGCAGGGCATTTTGTTGTGGTCATTTGTTTTGTCCCACGGATTGTCCCACGCCGAGCATCATTCAGTAGAAAAGGCGTTCTTTTGAGAGACGCTCATCTTGCTCACGTAGTTCAGGCGGCGGAGGGCGTCGTCGACAGCCTTTTCACCTTTCAGCATGAACCACTTGCGGATCATGCCGACAGTCCAACGGCCTGCGCCATTGCGTCCGCCGTAGTCCATCGACGGCGGAATGAATCCAGAGTCGACTGCATTGCGGAGACTGGTCTCGGATTCATAGCCGAGGCTTTCCATGAGGCTCTTCTTGTCGAGTATAGAGTAGTCCGGCACGGTCGTGTCAAAGATGTCGATCTTCATTTGGCTTCCTCAGCTTGTTCCTTGAATTTTCCAGTCGCTTGAAGCTCGCCAAGGAAGGCGTCATCTTCAAGCTCCCATTGGCGTACTTGCTCGTAGGCATACTCCATGAGCTCCTGTGCTACGATCAGACCGTGTTTGACTGGCTCAAGATTTGCTGGCGGGATCGGTTTGCGGTGATTGCGCAGTCGAGCGCAGACGACGGTCATGAAGGCGGCGTGTTGGATGTCTTCGAGCAGATCCTGCTCGGCAACGCCTAGGCACTTGTGACAGAGCGCGCCGAGCATGAGCGTGCTGCAGATCTGGTTGAAGTCCGAGTAATCGGTCGTCGTCGGCCAACGCTCGAGCGCGAAAAAGCTGAGCGTGAATGCTTCAAGCAAAGAGTCCTTTTCTTGGAAACCTAGCAGCCAACCAAGCTGTTCACAGCGTCGTCGTTGGCGGGTTTTCTGGTGCTCGAGACTTGCGATTGTCCTGCGCGCGTCGTCCGCGTCTTTGAACTTTCCTTGCACAAACTTCTTTCGGACGGCGAGGTCTCGTGCTCGCTGTCCTTTTTTGCGGGGTTTTTTGCTTACTGGCATGTGTGATCAGATAAAAAAAGCCCCCGGAGCCGAAGCGCCGAGGGCGTATTGTTTCTAATTTCGAGTTCGTTTGGATTATGTTGACGGGGACAGGTGGTATTGGTTATTGGCGGAACTGTTCTGCTTGACCCGTGCGATTGCGAGTGCACACCCTTTCATCTGTAGCTTCATGGCCTGCATCATGTTGCGTTCGAAGCATACGAATTCAACGGCGCGAGCCGACGTTTCCTCTCCGTCCAATAGACAATCTGCGAGATATTCAATGATCTCTTCATCTGTCATACCCTCCACAGGATTGAAGGGCTTGATCTTGAGTTTTTCCATGGTTGTGTCCTCACAGTTCTACATCCATTCGAGCCAAATCCTGAGCTAGTTTGATGTCCTTGGCTTGGGTGCTTTTATCTCCGCCAGCTAGTAGCAAAAGAATCTGTCGTCCCTTAATCGTAAAGTAGATTCGATATCCAGGGCCAACATTTACTCTTGCTTCAGAGATGTTCCCTATCTTCTTGCAGTCTCCAAAATGGCCGGATGCCATGCGCGTTAATCGTGTACGAATGGCACTTTTTGCAACGTGATCCTTTAGATTGTTGAACCATTTGTTGAACTGCTCTGTTCTGTACAAGTCAGGGCGCTTGATGTTCATTTTGCTTCCTTGATGAGGAGCTTTGTTGTGACCAGTATAAAACGTTACGGGTTGCCTGTTCGCCCAGATTATGGGTATATCTCTTCGTAAAGGTTAACCAAGCCCCCGGAGCATTGCACAGCACGGGGGCTTTCTTATTGTACGATGTCGTCTAGTAGATCCCGCGCCACAAGCGATGACGCGTCTCTTCGTCCTTTGGGAAGTCGGGCGGCACTGTGATCATGAAGTCTTTCCTGCCACGATGGCTCGTGACCGTGAGCCGGATCCTGTACCAACTGTGTGCGTCCCACCATTTGATGGCCCTTTGGGCCCATGAATGACAAGCCTGAATGACCAGGATGCTCCATGCTCCAAAGGCGATTCCTTCGGCGAAGGTTTCCGCTTCCCACAAAAGGACAAAGTAGAAGATGATGTAGCCTACGACGGCTTGCCCGAGCGTGGTCTTCGGCCAGTTGATCGTGTGCCACAAAGCGGAGAGGTAGAGTCGAACGCTCTCGAGTGTTGACATGGCTTTCATCGCGCCGCCTCCCAGTCGCGCAGTGCGTTTGTGAGCATGTATGCAGAGAGCTTCACGCGGTCACGGGCGGCAGGGTTTGCGCTCTACCTCGCGGCGGAGAGCACTGTCGTGTACTTCCTCACCGCGTCTGCGATGCTGGCTGTGTCCTTGTTGTCGAGGAGTCGCTTTGCGAGGCCGAGGAGGTTGGCGACCGATTGATCGCGGAAAGACCATCTGAGCTCGCGACGGATGTCCTGGACGACGATTTCTGTTTCTGTCATTCCTCGTCCTCCGGGTTGTCCCACGGGCGGAATCGGTGAACTACGACTTGTTTCGACAGGGAGTCACGCCACTCACGCCCATCAAACTTCGCAACGCGTCGAATCTTGTGCTGTATTGCATTTACGTCGGTCTCGCACCGCATCCATACGCCTTCCGGCGGCGTCACCTCCGGGTACTCGTTCCACTTGTGCGGGTCGTACTCGCGCACTTCTTCGAGCATGTCTTGAGTTGCTTGAAGAGAGAATTGGTATTTGTCGCCGAAATAAATGCGTGTAGTAATACTTTCTCTGAATAAATTTGGAATTGAACCACTTACGTCCGCCAGCCTCGACGAGAAGCTTCCGTCACTGATCTCATCGAGCTTCCGCTGAAGCTCATGGTCTTTTAGTCTGTATCTCATTGCTCCTCCTCAACCTTTTCGACCATGTCGGGCGTTATCACTAACGCATGGAACGGGCCTTCGCTTTTGCGGAACCAAAGGGTCATCTGCTTCAAAAAATTTAGCTCGGCGAAGATGCGCTTCTTGTTAGATGCAAGCTGTCGGGAGAAGTCTCCGTTGCTAAGCGCATCGAGCTTGCGTTGCAGCTCGCGGTCTTTCAGTCTGTATTTCATTCTGTATTTCATTCGTCCTCCTTACCAGATCACGACGGCCTTGCCGTAGGGGGTAATCCGAACTTCGACGCCCCCGGCATATTCTTCGCCCATCATGGGGTAGCCGCCGTCGTTGTACGTGTACGCGACTTCGATGTCGCCTTCCTTTTCCATAATCTCCTGAAGGAGTTCGATTAGTTCACTGATCGTCATTCCTTAATCTCCTGTAGATCCATATCCGCTCGCACCGCGCGCGCTCTCGCTCAGCTCGTCAGCCCACTCGAGCTCGAGCTCGGGGAGCGGGATGATGTAGAGCTTCGCGACGCGATCGCCTACGTTGACGTTGAAGTGATCCGAGTCGCCACTTGGATTTCGGCATTACATCTCCTTGAGTTCCTGTGCCGCCTCGAGCGCGCCATTGAGCGCGGCCAGGATGGCCTGCGCCTGCGACGGGCTGAGGTTGTCGATGTAGAAGGTTCGAGCCCAGTTGTGCCACCAGACGACAAAGCTGACATTCCCGTTGGACAACGGCTTGAACGCGCAGGTGACATTGGAGCAGACGGCTAGCTTGCCCTTCTTGAGTTCGAGCTTTTTGTCGTGGATAGCTTTGGTCGGCGTCATCGTCCAGTGCTCCCGTAACCGCCCGCGCCTCGGGCAGTCTCAGAAAGCTCGTCAGCCCACTCGAACTCAGTGTCAACGAGCTTTTCGATGCGCATCTGGGCAATGCGGTCGCCGTTATGAACGATGTACGGCCTGCCCGATGCATTCTTCACCGTGATGTAGACGGGCCCGCGGTAGTCGGCATCCACAAGCAAAGGCGTGATGATGAGGCCCTTGAGGGCAGTGCTGGAGCGGCTGTACACCACGCCAACGTATCCTTCAGGGATTTCAAAGGCGAGGCCCGTCTGAATGCGAACGGTCTGCTCTTCGAAGATCGGCGCATCGAACTCTTCGGCGGCGTACAGGTCAAACCCCGCAGCGTACTTCGTGCCGCGCTTGGGCATCTTCGCGTCCGGGTGCAGACGCTTGATCTTGATGTTCATGCTGTTGCTCCTTGTGTGGCCATTGCGGCCGTGATGAGTGAGAGGGGAGTCCTCATAGCAGCGCTCCTTCAGGCACGGGGTCGGCTTCTCGGGCGGCTGTGATCTCGAGGCGGTAGATGTCGAGCACCTTCGCGGAAAAATGAAAACCGGGCCAATTGAGTTCGTGCCCGGTTTCGTTGAATCGCCTGACGACCTTGCTCAGCTGTTGCGCCGTCATGCTGAAAGCGAGCTGAGTGTCGTCGATGATGAAGTGCCGTTCGCCGCGTTGCATGCGCGGCCAGAGGTAGCGCAGAAGCAGTTTTGCGGGGTTCGTTTTTGTGGTTTTCATTGCTACCTCCGTGAGTAGGTTCTAGCGAATCTGGACGCTTTCGCGTTCTTCGATGTGGCAGCCGGGGACTTCGACGCCGTCGAGCAGAGCCTGCTTGATGGCGACCTTGTTCGGGCTTACGGTCGTCTTGACGGTCGTGTAGGCCTCGGGGAGGTCGGCACCTTCGGCGATCTCTACGGCCTTCGTCGTGCGGATGCTCACAGTCACGCGGACAGTCTTGACCTTGCCGGTCGCGTGTAGCGCATCGAGGAGCATGGCCTTGAGGTAGTCGGAGCGCTTCTGCATTGACTTGACGCGGGCGAGCATGCGGTCGGCCTCTTCCTTGGCGGCCTTGGCCTCGGCATCGAGCTCGCGAAGGTAGAGCGCCGTGGCCTCGATCTTCTCGGCGGCCTCGGCTTCGACGGCGTGGAGCGCGTCGGCCTGAAGGATTTCGCCAGTCTCTTCATCGACGACGATGTCATCCAGCGCAAAGCGCAGCGCCGGTGCGATTTCGTAGAGTTTCATTTTGCGTACCTATGAAAAAGCCCTGCCGGTTAGGGCAGGGCCGATTGAGAAAATTGGGTGTGGCTGTTACTGAGCAGTCAGGGCGCGGTAGCAGGACAGTTGCCTCACGCTGTAGCCGTTACGCTCGAGCATGTCCTCGATGGAACCGAGGTTCATGCTCGTTACGGCTTCGTAGAAGCGAGGCGCAAAAGGCGACTGGAGGAGACGCATCAGCTTGAGAACGGTCTCGAGGTCTTCGCGGAAGAGGTACCTCCAGTAGTAGACGAAAGTCCGCAGGTTCTCGGCCTCATGCGCGGAGAGAACGATCGACCCCGCGGGAATGGGGTGCAGGCCACAGTGGGGGCAGCCGCCGTCGGGGCGCGTGGCGTGCGGCACCTCGGGAACGTCGAGCTCCACCTCTTTGATGAAATCGAGGCAGTCTTCGAGTTGGGTGCGAGGCAGTTGGTCGTATCGTGCGATCTGGTAGCGTGCCTTGATGGCGCGGTAGATCGTCCGATAGTTCGATGCGGTCTTATGCGCACGGATGGCGACTTCGCGCTGAATGGCGCGCTGCTCGGCGGGCGTGATTGTTTCCTGTGCTTCGTAGCGTCCAGTCTTGCGAATAGCAGGAAGAACTTCGGACGTGACCCAGCGCTTGAAGCGCTTTGCGGATTCGAGCTTGGAGCCGAAGATCAGAGCGTAGAGGCCGGACTCGTTGACGCAGTTGACGACCTGGCGACCGCCAGCGGTTTCGATCTCGGACTTGATGAGGTCTTCGGGGTCGACGTGCTGTTTGATCGCGTTTGTCTTGTCTTTGTATCCGAGAGCACCAGCGGCATCAACGGCGACAAAGAGCGGGAGGTCAGGCGTGCCGAGCGCACGGACTTGAGCGTTCTCGAATGAGAAAACGGAAGGGATAGACATAGCTTGTCTCCATTCTGAGGTTGTTGACCTCGTTCCATCCGCCAAGATGGAGGGCGAGGGCTTGCGGGTTGGCGGACCGGCAGAATGGACCCGGCGCACCTTTCGGTGCCCCGCAAGCCCTACCCATAAAAAGGAGACTTGCAGGGGGGTGGTGAAACGCCACCCCCTTTTTTGGGTGAGGTGGTGAAACGCAACCCCGTCACGCATAGCCAACAAAAAAGCCGCTCGATGAACGGTCGGCGGCTATGCGCCACTCTGTTCGGGCCGCCAAGCCCGCGTCGCACCATTGCGGTGTCGACACAGGAAGCATACCCGAAACAGAGGCGCGTTGTCAAAGCTAGTCCTTCCTTGTCCTTAATACATGCATTTCTTTCACGACCGCCCATCCTTTGTACTGCCGTTTTTTGATGTCGTTCAGTTCGAACTTTGTGCCGTCTGGAAGGTGCGGCTTGCAGTAGAAGATCTTGTCTCCCCTGGTGTGATCGAAGACCTTCACCCACTTTCCGTAGCATTCGTGATACGTAATTGAGTGATACCGGCTTGTGTCGCCTTCAAAGTAGCACCATCCTTTCCCTTCCGGATCGCCCTCGGTGCAGCAGTAGGCGCGAGGCAGAATCGCGTAGATACATCTGTTGTCGATATGTGTCATGAGACAGACGCAGACGGGGTCGTGCATATCTCCGACCTTTTCGCCTTTCCATTCAATCCAATTCATTGCTGATCCTTGAAAAAAAAGCCCCCGGCAGTGCCGAGGGCTTGAGTTATTCGAAAAAATCGAATGACTGATCAATTTGACAGCGTTGTCAAGATGGTCAGAAGGGTACGTCGGAGTCGTATGTCGACTCGGGAGCGCGTCGCTGTGCAGCAGGCTTGGCCTGCGCCGGATTCTCGTCGTTGTCCTTCTTTGAACGCAGGAGCTGGATCTGCTCAGCGATGATCTCCGTCACGTAGCGTTCTGCGCCGTCTTTCTCGTACTTGCGCGTGCGCAGACGACCTTCGACATAGAGCGGGTCGCCCTTTGCCGTGTAGTCGCGTATGATCTCCGCTAGTCGACCGAATGCGCAGATGCGGTGCCACTCGGTCTCCTGCTGGACGTTGCCGTCCTTGTCGCGCCACTTGCGTGACGTGCCGAGGGAGAGATTCGCGATGACGTGATCGCCTACGCGGATCTGGGGATCGTTGCCGAGATTCCCGATGAGGATGATCTTATTCACTGATGCCATTGTTAGCTTCCTCCTGTGTAGCCTGTTCGGTCATTGCTTGTTCAAGTTCGTGACGACGAGCTCTGAATGCTTGCGCGATCTTTTCGCGGTCTTCGTAGCAGAGACCCTTGGAGGCAATCTCCTTACCCATTGCCATTAGCTCGTCGGGTGTTTCGGCGCTGATTGTGCGGGACATAAGGTCGGCGAATTCGTCTGGCGTGACGCCAGCGCTATCGAGCCACTTCTTGATCTCTGCGCCGACCTCCGGTGTGAGAATTAGCGGATCAGTGCGAGAGGAGAAAAGTCCGGTACGGTCTTTCGACGCGTTCGCAAAGTGCCCGTCGTGGACGAGATCAAACATGATCGTGAACTCATAATCGACTCCGTCGCGCTGCTCGACCTTCATGCCGAGCTTCTTGATGACCTTCTTACCGTTGACGTCCTCTTGCGCCATCTCTGTCTTACTCCGCATCGTCGCGATGATGTGGAGTTTACTGGTGAGCATTGCGTCGACAAACTGTCGATGGCGAGGTGTCATCTCGTTCCAGGCAGACCACGAGTTCCCGCGATAGCGTGCCTTCGCAATGCGTTCGACTTCCTCAAGACAGCCGCCCTTGCCGTTCCATTCATGCGTCATCGAGTCGATGATGAGAATGTCGTAGCCTGCGTCCTCGGCCGCCTTGATGGCTTCCGTGTATCGCTCTGGTGTGAAGGGCGCGTCCAGATCGAGAACGTCGAACTCAGGCATGCCGGACATGTCAGCGTAGAGAGATGCTGAACCGCGCTCCGTGTCGATGACGGCGATCTTGCCGCCGATCCCCTTGGCGAGCAGAAGAGCGCCGTAGGTTTTGCCGGAGCCAGATGTTCCTGACAGAGCGAGGCGAAGTTTTGAGGCGCTGCGAACGGCCTTTTTGAAAGTGAATGTCATGATGTGTCGTCCTCAGAAAGGTATTTCGTCGTCGTTGATCGCGTAGAAGTCTTCGAGAGTCTTGTCGTAGATCGGCTCGGGACGCTTTGCACGTTCGCCGAACCACTGGGCGCGCTCGAAGTGGTCGCGGTTGTCGTACTCGGGATACGGGTCGAAGTCGTCCTTGTCCTCGTCCTCTGGCTCGGGCATCGGAAGCTCGAGCGGCTCAAGCGCTGTTGTGGTGATCGTCATGCTTACTCCTTTGGGCATTCAAAGCCGGCTTCGGGATGGAGAAGGCAGTCGACGCGATACAAAATCATTTCTGTCGCCTCGAAGAGCGCAACTTCGAGCTCGTCGTTGATGGCGTCGATGATCTTGGTGACCTCTCTTGCCGAGCTTGCGTCCTTAAGGCTCGTGATCGCTGCAATGAGATCGGTAGAGGAATTGGGATTTGCGAGATACGCAACAAGCACTTCTTCTTGCCAGTTTGTGACATAGCTCTCGCAGAGCTCGTCGATGTCGGCGTTCGGCGTCTGCTCCGCCTGGTGCGCGATGCCGCGCGCGATGTCAGTCAAAGTCTTCATTCGTTACTCCATGATCCAGTGATGAGCGCTCCGGCGACGATTGCCAGTGCGCCGAAGAAGGCGATGAGCGTCCAGACGCGTCCAGGGCGCTCGCATGAAAAAGGCTCGACGTTCTGCCGAGCCTGCTTTGCTGCGCGCCGCTGCTCGAGCGGTCGCTTTCGAGTAATTCGTTTCATGTCGAAGTCCCTTGGAATGTGGTCAATGATGTGGGCCGGGTCGGAGAAGCTCATGCTGCTTCCTCCTCCTCGCGCTCCTGCCAGAGCACGCGAAGCTCCTCGAGGCAGTCCTCCATGATGTCCTTGTCGAGCCCCGCGTCGTTGGCTGCTTCGGTGAACTCTTCGATTGTGACGAGCTCGCCTCCGGCTGTAAGCGTGTCGAGATCGAGCACGTACCCGTCGACAAGGATCGGCTGTTCGTCCGGATACTCGTCGTACACTGACGGGACGCCGCCCATGCCGAAGTAAAAACCGTTGCTCATGCGAAGTACCTCAATGCGATGACCGTGAGACCGATTGCGACGATGCCGCCGATCGTAAAAAGGCGATGGCCGAACGCGATGGTGTCTTCGGACGTAGGCTCGTACTGGACGAGCTCGTCGGCGCTGCGCCCGGTGAAGAAATCGAGAAGAGACATAACTTCCTCTCCGTGTGGAATGAGAAAAGGCATTCAGATGCCGCCGAATGAGAACGCCACGTGATGTGGCCGGCGGCACGTGAATGCCTTCTGTTGAAAGGGTCGAGGGAGCCGGGGTGAACGCAAGAGCCTCTCGTCTGCAGATGCCCCGGCTTTGGGATCTGGCCTAGTGAGCCGCCAGATCGGCACATATCTGCGTCATGCCGTTGCCCTCGAAGTCGTTACGGAAGTGCCTCTATGAAGCACTGGATGTTCTTCGCGACCGCCTCGTACTTGTCAGGCGTGCGCACTTTCGACAGTACATAGGGGTCTGTGAACATGTAGAAGCTGAGCGCAGCGGCGAACGCTCTGCAATCAACGCTGAGCCGGCAAATGTCTTCGGCGGTCGGCTTCTTGATGCCGAGGCCGAGGAAGTACCCAGCGGCGAAGGTCTCAAAGTCTTTGATTTTTTGCATGATGTTCAGACAACAAAAAAGCCCCCGGCGCGAGCCGAGGGCTAGAAAAAGCAAAGCCCCGAAGGTTTTCACCGACGGGGCTGAAATGTCGCTACGGTCGATTGCAATCTCGGTTCCGTAGAGGCCTTCCCTAGGAAAGGACTTTAAACGAGTCTGGCGAACCAGACTGTGCCACTTCAGAAGCTATCACAGAATGTCCCTGAAGTCAAATACTTGGAAGGTGCCGTTTTCAACCTTTACTGAGCCTGTGACGCCGTATCCTGCGAGAATTCCCGTGAAGATTTCGCACATGGTACCGGCGGGCAAAGTCAGATAGTTGTATTCGCGCTTCCCATCCTCGCCATCTTTGCATAGAAGCGGAAGTGAAAGGCGCTTGTAGCTCAGCGTGTAAAGCATGTCACACTTGGCCCAGCACTTTAAGTCTTGGTACGCTGGAGAAATCGGCGTACAAAGATTGATCTCAACGCTGTACGGTCGTTTTACCATGGGTTCTGTTGTGCTCAATGGAACTACCGTGGTGTATCCGAAGCGATTCCTGTCCTTGGGTGAAATGCACACCACGGGGCGTCGCTTGACCATTTCGGGCTTTTCCAAATCCTTCGGGAAATCGCAGATCAAGATTTGACCGACTGCCGGCTGAAAACGGATAGGCATGCAAATTTGTCCTTGGCAAAGTGAGATGCAATCAATTGTACGTGAAAGCCCATTCAGGTGCCCTCGATTTGGTGGCCATTTGTCGTTCCGTCACTTCTCGTGATCTTGACCGCGTTGAGGCAACTCTGATTCAGCGGTACCGTCCTCGTTGCAACGAAGTGGTTCCCCGCTAACGGGACAAATTACTGCATCGAACGCCGTCCACGCTGCGGCGATTGCGTAAATCAAACGCACGTCGTCGTACGTGGTTGGCGTTACCACCAGGCGCTTGTCGATTATTTCAACATCCATTGTTATCTCCTTTCGAAAACCCATCTAAGCTCTCTCTGCGGAAAGGGCTTAGATCGGCTTTCGATCAGGTCGCGGCTGCGCATCGTCTGCGCTCAGGCCGCTCGGGGCTAACATGCCCTCTGTCCGAAGACTGATCCTGATCTAGCTCGTGGGGCGAGCTTGCGTCGTTTTCAGGTGGTCCCCAACCCAACCGCACTGGAAGATACCCTCCAGCCGTCCTGCGTACTTTTCATACACGACCTTTGCGACTACCGTTCCGTCGCGTGATGCGCTCCCGACAGACCCTTCTGTCCAGGATCGCACCCGTTTGGCGGGCGGTCCCCGACGCGCTACGTGAGCGCACCGAGATTCGAAGAAAGGGCCGATAAACGGTTCGTTGTCTTCGTATACGTGAAGTATATACGATGAGTGTACGCGTTGCACATGGTTCGTTTATAGGGATAACCCTTGGTTGTGTACGGGAGGTACAAAAAAAGCCCCGAGGTGGGGCTTTGTGAGTTTGTATGTGGGGGAGCTTGTTATGCCTTGCGGATGTTGCAAGTCGTCACAACGCGACCTCGGACTGCGAACCCATGCTCGAGATCTTCGGGTTCAAGTGTGTAGGCTTTGTACATCGGGTTGTCGCTGATGATGTGGAACTTGCGACCAATACGCTGGACGCGCTTCACATAGAGGCTGTCATCAAGCGAGAAGGCGAACATCGAGTCCGTGTAGAAGCTTTCTACGCTTCTGTCGATGATGACGAAGTCGCCGTCCTGCAGCGTTGGCTCCATGCTATCGCCGTTGACGATGATGAGGTTCAGGCAATTTGGGTTTACGTCCCCGCAATTCCTTGTGATCCAGGACCTATTGACCTGCATGACCTCTACGACCGCCGCATTCGGGTTAAGCGATTCATTGATGCCGCAGGAGGCTCGCACATTTAGTAGCGGAATGCACACGGTGTTCTCGCAGACAATCGACTGGTGCATCGTAGAGTCTTCAGAGCCAGTAATAAGCCATGACGGGGAGACTCGAAGTACTTGGCACATTCGGGCGACTTCTTCAACTCCGGGGCGGTTTCGTCCACTGAACCACGCAGACACCGCCTGCGGACTTACTTCGATCTGCCTTGCAAAGGCTGCCTGTGAGATGTCCCGCTCTTGCAAGATCAAGCGGACTCGATCCATAAGTGAGGTGATTGACATATTGAGCTCCTTTGTGTTTCGCACAGTGTACGCGACATTCACGTATCGTACATTGGTTCTTGGAGATGCGCTATACTCCACGTATACAAACATAATGGAGAGTGTAATGGATACGTTTACGGTTGCCGTGGATCGTGCAGGGTCGCTTGCGGAGCTGTGCCGTCGATTGAGCGACGTGCCAGGATTCCCGAAGGTGACGCCTCAGATCTTCTCTGGATGGCGTCGACGCAACCAGATCCCTGAAGGGCGCGTCTGGCAGGTGTCGTTCGCCACTGGCATCCCGCCTTGGGAGATCCGCCCCGACCTGTACGACCGACCTGAAGACTATCTGGCCAAGGTTTCAAAGGCCGCCGGCAAGTCGATCGAGTGAGGCCGTCATGAGCTATGACGCGGAAAGGTGGGCGCGTAGCCAGAAGGTTGGCAATGCTTCTGCGAAGTTTGTGCTGATTGAGTTGGCGAGCGCGCTCAACCGGAACGACTCTGAGTGCTATCCGAGCATCGATACCTTGGAAGAAGTCACTGAGTTGAACCGCAAGACTGTTATCGCTTCGACCAAGCTTCTCGAAGAAAAGGGCTTCATCAAGAAGCGCCGCACCTTCGAGAACGGGAAGCAACGCATCTACTACTCGTTCCCCATGTTCAATCCTTCGGAATGGGCGTTGAAGCAAAGTTCCAAAAACGGGACTTTAGAAAGTACCGAAAACGGTACTTTGCTGGACCAAAGTACCAAATCTGGGACTTTCCAAAGTACCGAAAACGGTACTACCGAAAGTTCCAAAAACGGGACTTTAGAAAGTACCGTTTTTGGGCCTGTAACAAGGAATAAGAACAAGGAAAAGGAACAAGGAATAGGAACAAGGAGTGTCGCTCCGTCACCCGATCATTTTCCCGACGCCACGAAAAAGATCGAGGAGCCGAAGCCGAAGCGCACGACAACAGACAGGGGATCGCGACTAACGATCACTGAACTACCAGACGACTGGAAGGCTTTCGCCGAACAGGAAGAACCTGACCTTGATCCTAAGCGTCTCTTTGAAAACTTCAAGGATTACTGGAACGGACTCTCTGGAGCTAAGGCAATCAAAAAGGACTGGAAGGGCACTTGGAGAAACTTCGTCCGCAGCTTCCATAACGCCGAAGACTGGAAACGTCGACCGATGCTCAAACGTGCACCTACTCACTCACCTTCTCGACCCGGTCAGTTCGTCGAGAAAAAACAATCCGAACGTGACTACTTTGACTGGTAAACAATGACTACTGACATCACCACAAAACTCAAGACGGCCTTTGCCGCCCCCGCTTCGAAGGAGGTTACGTTCGAATGCCAGATTCACGGCGTCCAGACGTACACCACCTATCAGCGTCGCGACGGCTCTTGGGCTGAGCCGTACTGTCCGGAATGTCGACGAATTGAGAAGGAGCGCAACACGCTGCTTGCAGAGATGCAGGCGGACGCGAAAGAGCGCGCCGTTGGATTGACTCGTGCGCTTCACTGCGAAAGGCCGCTGGACTTCGACGTGCCTTGCTTCGCCAACTATCAACCTGAGACGCAGGAAGAAGAGCGCAACCTGTCCATCTGCCGCCGCTTTGCCGAGCGGTTCACGGAACGTGAGCTTGAGCGAGAGAGGGCGCATAACGCACAGGAACCGGATTGGCGCTCTAAAAACTCCATGGGTCTTCTGCTCTTCGGCAACTATGGCACGGGCAAGACGCACCTCGCCTACTCGATCCTGAAAGAGCTCGATCGTCAGGGGCTGCCTGGGTACTACATCACCATTCCAAATCTTTTTTATCGCATCTCAGATCGCGTCAATCGCATTGACGTTGCTGACGTTCTTGGAAAGCTCTGCATGGTGTCCTGCCTCGTACTTGACGAAATTGGCGTGCAGTCCGGTGATGCAGACGAGAAGAAGTGTCTCTACCAGATCATTGATGGTCGCATTAAAAACGGTCGCCCAACCATTCTCGTCACGAACCTCGACCGCTCCGAATTGGAAAACCTTTTGACTGAACGCGTAATTTCTCGCGTCATCCAGTCGTCTTACAGGCTTTTCTTTACCGGCCGTTGCCGACGTGAACAGCCCCACCTTCCTGCAGAGGAGGTGTTCTGATGGATCAGACAGTTTTGACGGTTGAATATATGAACGAAAGAAACAGAGCCTTGACCAAGGCAGGTGAGGGCATTGTCGCCGCTCGCAAGAGCCTCGATCAACTCGAAGAAGCCCTGAGAGGAACCGTCTCGGGCAAGTTTCCCGATATCGGCCATGTGGCAGACACGACGCACAGGCTTCGTGAAGAGATCGACCAGATTCTGATCGGCCTGGTTGAGTCGAGCATGGTTAAGCCAGAAAGGAGGCTTTGATGATCCTCGATGAGTTCACCGGACGCAACTGCAAGCGCACCGAATACATCGACGCCCGCGGACGGCACTGGATCGTGCGCACGGACCCAGTGTTCGTAGAACGCCGACTCACTGGCTACGAGACGACACTGCTGCTCCAGCTCGAGCACCGCAACTCGCCGTGCCGACGCGCCGCCAGCGCTACAAAAGAGCGCGCGCTCATGAAGCACGACGGCTTCATCGCACGGCTACGGCGCGAAGACGCTAAGTCTATTCAACAGGAGGAAATCTGATGGACTGGACCGTGATCCTTTTGTCGGTCGGCTGTATCGGCAACAGCGTGGGCGTCGTTTGTTTGGCCGTGACCATCTGGATGCTCAATCGAAATCAGAGGGCTATGTGGGAAGAGATTCTGCGCTTGAAGAATCGCCATCTCCAACCGAGCGTCAACTCTACTGACGGTGGCGTATCGGAGTCAGGCAGGAGAGAAAAGGACATGGAGCAAGGCGCGCACGACGGCGGCAACAGAACGTCAATGTCTGCGGACTTTGAAAATCTTTCGAAAGGTATCTGACCTTTCCATAGGAGAACGTCCATGTGTGAACTGATTTTCAAAAGCCGCATCCCTTTGACGCGAACGGTCGTCACGTGGCAGTTCGGGAGGTTGCTAGAAACGAAAAGGGTCAAACACAGAACCTTTCCATGTTTACTGACAGAAGCGTTTTGTATGAATGGGGGTTGAAGTGTCATTAAAACCAATACGCCTGTAATGGCGGCAACTGAGCCGGCTATTGCGCCGACTAAGGACAAGAAAAGACCTAAATCCATGATTCCCTCCGTGAGGTGGTTGATGGTTTGTCTGGGGAGACAACCTCAATCTTCTCACGGGGGATCCGGAGAGGTAACGAGAATGACAGCGCGATAAAAGGAGAAAAGGATGAGATGGGATATCAAGGGCTTCGACCAGTACGAAGTCGACGAGGCAGGGCAAGTCTGGGCCAAGCCGCAAAAGCGCCGATTCGGCAACAGCTGTCGCCTGATCCCCGAAAAGCCACTCAAGCTCGAAAGGGCGGGCACGTGGCAGATGCGGAAGGCGGGCCTGCCACAGCGCCTGCGCCCCGACGAAATTGAACAACTCAAAATCGCAAAAGGAGAAACCGATGCAACCCACTCGTAGCACTCGCATGTCTGAAATCAAGGACGAGGACTTTGAGCCGATCGAGAAGGACGGGAAGCTCAATGCCCCCAAAATCGGCGAGCGATGCCTTTTCCTGCTCAGAGCCTGGCACGGGCGTCCGGTCAAGAGCTTCAGGGTCTTCGGATATCGGGAGGACGATGCGCTCATCTACGTACCTCTCTACAAGCAAAGCCTGTCGCTCCTGAACGTCAAGGGCTGGATCAGCGCAGGCGGTGAGCCGTTCTACAACGGACGCTTTGGAGGCGCGAAATGACCAGTCTCTTCACGCCTGACGAACTACCGCGCGTGGCTAAAACGCTCAAGACGCTCGAGACGACCATCGACGCGATCGTTTGTGCAGATGAAAGCCAGCACGTGAGAAATCACTCATGGGATCGCTTGGACAACCGCAAGCGCGTCAAGCAGGCTCTTCGCGCCGCAAAGCATCAGGCCGACTCCATGCTCCGACTGATGGAGCGCACAGACCTCGAGAGGCTCGCACATGAATAAACGCGTACTCGCACTCGGGCGCATGAAGGCCGGCGCTATGAACAAGACAGAGGCGGCCTACGCACAGAAGCTTGAGCTTCACAAGCGGGCGGGTGAAGTCCTGTGGTACGCCTTCGAGGGTGTCACGCTCAAGTTGGCCGACGGCTGCCGATACACGCCAGACTTCGCTGTCATGCTTGCGGACGGCGTTATTGAGATGCACGAGGTCAAGGGCTACTGGACTGAAGATGCACGGGCAAAGATCAAGGTCGCAGCGAACAAGTTCCCGTTCCGTTTCGTCGCGGTCTACAAGCAAGCGAAAAAGGACGGTGGCGGTTGGAGGATTGAGGAGTTCTGATGATCACGAAAGAGCAAGAACAGCGTTTGCGAAACTGGGCGCGAGCAAACCGCGAATGCCCTCTGGCAAAGAAAGGCGCAACACTGGTTTTCTGCGAGTCACTTCGGTACTACTACGATCGCCAGCCGGAAGAGGACGAGCAACCCCCAATCAAACGATCCATTCCCACTGCAAAAGGCATAGACCTGGCAGATGCCGATCTACTGGATGAGGCTTACCGAGACAGGCAACTGACTAATGTCTACCGAAACCTCCTAAGGCTCTACTACTGCTGTTTCACTTCTCCAAGCGTGATCGAACAGAAACTTTCACTTGGACAGAAAACCTTCCTAATGCACAAGGAAAGAGCGGTGGCAAAGTTTTTCGAGATTGTCGATTCTCTTGAGGAAAACGTGCTAAAATAGCGAGGTATTGATAGAGCAGTTGGCTCTCGGTTTGACTCCGCAGCTCCCGAAATGGGAGCTTTGTCATGTCCGAAAGAAACGAACCCGCAAGCGAAAGCAAGCGTTTCAGAGCTGACGCTAGCTTGAGTTAAGATGTAATTGAGCCCGTGGTGAAGAACTGCGGGCTTTTTTCGTTTACAACACCGCGCACGCCTCTCAACGATGCGCAACCCGCGCGGTTTCCATTCGCTACCTTAGGTCAGTTTGCTCTAAGGCCTGGGTGGGGAGAAATCCTCGCCCTCTCTAATTCCTTGGGTTACCTATGAAGAAAGCTATTGTGGCGGCCATTGCGGTCGCCTTTTTCGTTTCTACAGCAGCTGAAGCACGAGGTGGTCGAGGCTTTAGCGGCGGTCGATCTTTCTCCCGTCCTGCTCCCACGAAGAGCTATGCACCGAAGCGCACGACCGTTGTGAAGAAGAACACGACCGTCATCAACCAGACGGTTAACAGCTCCGCCACGTCAAGCGGCGGCGGGTTCTGGTCTAGCGTCATGGGTTCGGCTGTCGGCTCGACGGCGGGTTCTATGGCGGGCAATGCCATTTACGACTCCATGACGAAGGACGACGAACCGAAGCAACCGGCACAGCCTCAGCAGCCACAGGTCATTTATGTTCCTGTCGGCTCTGACGGCAAGCCAGTACAGCAGGCTCAATAAAACAAACCCTTTTAATTTGGAGGTGCTATGACTGAAAAAAAGAAAAGCCTTGGTGCTTCCAAAAAGGCGCAGGGTCGACCTACCGATTACACGCTTGATAAAGCCGATCAGATCTGTGAGTGGTATTCCAACGGACAGACTTTGACCGCTTGCTGTCGAGAACTGGGAATCGGAAGGACAACGCTCTATCGATGGATGGTCGCACATCCTGAATTTTCGGAACGTCTCGCGCGCGCGCGGGAATTGTTTGCGGACTCTCTCGCTGATGAATGCCTGGCTATTGCAGACAACACTGAAGAAGGTCAGATCATCGAAGAGGGCACGAACGAAAACGGAGCCTTCAGCAAGATCAAGCGAGTGGACATGATCGATCATCGCAAGCTGAAGGTCGACACCCGGCTCAAGCTACTGGCTAAGTGGGCACCGGCTCGATACGGCGATAAGAAACAGGTTGACGTGAACAACGTCACGCCCGTGCAGGTTGTCTTTAAGGACGACTTGGAGGACTGATGAAGGCTACGTCTCTGAAATCAATCGTCGGACAAGGGTACGGCGGCTTTTGGAGATGCAAGCAGCGCTATCGAATCGTGAAGGGCAGTCGAGGCTCGAAGAAGTCAAAGACGACTGCGCTTTGGTACATCCTCAAGCTCATGGAGCACCCTGACGCAAATTTGCTTGTGGTCAGACGCTATGAGCGAACGCTACGCGACTCGTGCTTTGCCGACTTGAAGTGGGCGATCGGTCGCCTCGGGTTCGACGCGCTATGGAAGTCGACGGTTAGCCCAATGGAGATTACGTATCTTCCGACTGGGCAAAAGATTCTCTTTAGAGGTCTGGACGACGGTCAAAAGATCACGTCCATCACCGTCGAGAAAGGCGTTCTCTGTTGGGTATGGTGCGAAGAAGCGTACCAGCTCGAGAAAGAGGACGACTTCAACAAGCTCGATATGTCCATTCGTGGCGCGGTTCCGCCTGGCCTCTTCAAACAGATCACGTTGACCTTCAATCCGTGGTCTGAACAAACATGGATCAAGCGCCGGTTCTTCGACGCGCCTTTGCCGGACGTCTTCGCATTGACGACGACATACAAGTGCAATGAGTGGCTTGATGAGCGCGACATTGCCCTCTTTGAGGACATGAGACTGCGCAATCCTCGCCGCTATCGCGTTGAAGGTCTGGGTGAGTGGGGCATCTCCACTGGCCTGATCTATGACAACGTCGAGCAGCGGCCGCTCGACCTGCGGACGCTTCTGCAGGATCGTGCGCTTCGGCCTTTCCACGGTGTCGACTTCGGCTTCACCGATCCGACGGCATACGTTGGCGGCCTTATCGACGAGCAGGCGAAGACGATCTACATCACTCAGGAGCTCTACCGACGCGGGATCACGAACCAGCAGCTCATTGAAGAGCTGAGGCGGCTCGGTATCCGGCGCGAGGAGATTTACTGCGACTCCGCAGAGCCTAAGTCGATTGAGGAGCTCCGTGCCGGCGGCATCAATGCACGCCCGGCGCTCAAGGGACCCGACTCGGTCCTCTACGGCATCCAGAAGCTACAGAACTTTCGAATCGTCGTGGACGACTCCTGCAAAGAGACGTGGCGCGAGTTTTGCTCTTACGCGTGGCTCGAGGACCGTCAGGGCAAGCAGACCGACAAACCAAATCACGACTTCTCGCACTGCATGGACGCTTTGCGCTACGGCGCGACGCCATATATCAACGCTAAAGGATTCTCATGGAGCAAGGTGTTCTGACCATGCGCAAAGACAGCGCGGACGACTGCCTCGCGGCCGCAAAGGGCCGTACAGAGGGCAGCGACGTCCCTGTCGAGATGTCGCAGGATGCAGCGATCAAGCTTTACCGCACGTCATGGCTCGCGCGTAACATCATCGACATGTACGCCGAGGACATGACGGCGGCTGGCGTCAAGTGGATCTGTGACGCTAAGACGGCACAGCTCATCGAGCGTGAGTTTCGTCGCCTCCACGTGTGGGAGGTGCTTACCGACGCTCTGCGTTGGTCGAGACTGTTCGGCGGGGCGATTGTCTGTATCGACATGGGCGACAATCAACCCGCCGAGCGGCTCAATCCATCCGCGCGCCTTATCGCCCTTCGCGCTTTCTCGCGCTATGAGGCGACGCCTAACGTCGTGAAGCTCGATCCTGAACGCCCTGGTGAGCCGGGCGAGTACAAGGTCACGCCGCGCATTTATCAGCAGACGTTCGACCTCCACTGCTCGCGGGCCATCAGGTTTACGGGAGCCAAGCTTCCGCCCGAAGCGGCTGCACAGCAACAGCTCTGGGGCGACAGTGTACTGAACGCCCTCAAAACGCCAATCGAGCGCTACAACTCTGCGCTCGAGTCAGTGGATGAACTGCTCAAGCGATGCTATCTGCGCTTCCTCGGCCTGCAGAACTTCTGGCAGGCAATGCAGGAGACCGACAGCGCTTCGGCAATGGGCAAGGCCGTCGCTTTCATCAACGAGATGCAGAACATCTCCGGGTTGACGATTGCGGACAGCGCGGACGTCTTCTCGTCACAGCAGTACAGCTTCGGCGGGCTGAAAGACATCCTGATGTCGATGTCGCAGGATAACGCGGGTGCGGCTGGCGTGCCTCTTGTGCGCCTCTTCGGTATGTCGCCATCGGGCTTCTCAACTGGCGAGTCAGACCTGCGCAACTACTACGACAACATTCTGAGAGCTCAGGAGAGCAAGCTTCGAGAGCCGATCCAGCGCATCGTAAAGGTCGTCCTCGAGAGCGAGGGAATCCAGACCGACGTGGACTTCGAGTTCATTCCGGTGCAGCAGCCTACAGAAGCCGAGAAGCAGGCGGCTACGCAATCCGCCGTGGATACGATCATGCGTGTCTACGAGGGAGGGCTCGTCACGGCCGACAAGGCGCTTGAAGAGATTCGTCGGCGCTCCGAAGTGTCGGGGCTCTTCGCATCGATCACGGAAGCCGATGTCTCAAGGCTCAAGGATCCTGAGGTTCCCCTGCCTGACCTCTCAGGCGTCGACTTTGACGCGATTGTGAGAGGAGAAGGGAATGCCGGCGTTTAATCACGAAAAGACGATCTTCAATCGCGTTCGGCCTCAATACGCACGCATTGCTCAGCTCGTGCAGGCGATCATCTCATCGCACATCACGCCCGAGGGCAGGATCGATGATGTGGACGCCTTGGAGCGAGACCTGAGACGCTACAGCCTGAACGTGGAGGCGTGGGCGACCGCCTTCTGGCTTCGTCAGGACGAAAGCCTGAGTCGATCCATAGCACGCGACTTCAAGCGGGTGGGCCTGACGGTTGATCCTCAGTCGCCTGTCGTTCGAGCCGCAGTCGAGCGGCTTCACAGGGAGCAGGTTGACCTAATCAAGACGTTGCCTATCGACGCAGGCAAGAAGGCACAGGACATGGCACGCCGTGCCGCGATGGAGACGGGCAAGCGAGCGGAGATGCTCATCGACCAGCTCCGTGGCATGAAGCCAGGATATCCCGAGTACGCCGCTAGACGCCTTGCGCGAACCGAGACGGCGAAGGCACAGGCCGCGCTCGTGCAGACGCAGTCATCCGAGCTCGGCATCAAACAGTACGTATGGCGAACCGTGCGCGACGAAGCCGTGCGCGACAGCCACGCCGCGATGGAAGGCAAGGTCTGCGACTGGGACAACCCGCCAGAGGTCGAACCGGGCATGCGGCATCATCCAGGCGGCATCTACAACTGCAGGTGTTATAGCGAACCGCTGTTGCCGAAGGTGAAGAAATGAATTTTGGAGACGGAATTTCGATCTCCCCGACGAGGAAGGTCACGCCAGAGGGCTACCTCCTCTGCAAGGGATGTCGCATCGCGCGAGTCGGCGGGCGTGAGTATCTCGCTGAAGAGATCGCGAACGTGCAGCCGGTCGACGGCAAGGTCACGGTCATGAGGTCTGCGGACTCGCTCTTTGCTCCCGAGACGATTGCATCGCTTGAGGGCAAGCCTGTTTGCCTCGAGCATCCGCCCGGTGCGGAGATGTTCGACGCGAACACTTGGAAGAACTTCATCAAGGGCGTGATGCTCCACGTCGCGCCTGGGTCGGGAGCCGATGCAGGCTGCTTGGTTGCCGACCTTCTCATCTACGACAAGGACGCCATCAACGCAATCATGTCGGGCGAGGCCACAGAGCTTTCTCTGGGTTACTTCTCCGAAGTGAAGGATGCAGGTGGTGGCATCGGAGTCGAGAGCCCTCTACAGGGCAACCACGTCGCACTCGTCCCTCGCGGGCGGTGCGGTTCTATCTGCGCAGTCAAAGACAGCGCAACAAACCAAACGGCTACAGGAGACAAAATGTCTTTTTTCAAGAAAGATGCCGATCCTGCAGGGGAAGCCTCTCCTGCAGCTAACGACGAGAAGCTCAAGGCCTTGCAGGATCAGGTGACTGCTCTGCAGGATCAGATCGCCGAGCTTCAGAAGTCTGCCCCCACCGCCGATGCCGACCCTGAAGGTCAGCCGGAGCCGAATCCTGAGGAAGGCGCACAGCCGCCCGCTCAGGGAGGCAGTCCCGACGACAAGAAGGACGACGGCATCGTTACGCCGGCACAGCCTGAACCCGCCAAGTCCCCCGACTTCGTCGCCACGCCCGAAGCGATCGCCGAGATCGTGAACCGCGTGCTCGAGGCTCGAGAGGCGGCCAACATCGTCGATGAGTGCGTCAAGAAAGACGCGGCTACGGTCGCGCCGAAGCTCGATGCCGCTACGCCGAACCTCGCTCTTGCCGCTCTTGCCGAGTACGCCAAGACCGAAGCGGGCAAGGCCATTCTCGACGAGTACGGCGGCCTCGATGCTATCAAGAAGGACGCCGCTCCGGATGTCCTGAAGTCCTGCGCCATTGCCGAACGCATGCGCGCCAAGAACGGTCTCGCCATGGGTCGCAAGGACTCCGCAACGGTAGAACGCCCGTCTTTCTTCGAGCAGGCAAAGAAACTCTGGATCTAAGGAGATCAAAATGATCGTTAATCCGCAATACCGACAGGTCGCCGGCTTCGCTGGTTCTGTCACTCAGTCCGGCGCTGTCATCAAGAGCGCTGCGGCCGCTACCCGAATTCCTGCGGGCACTCCGGTCAAGTACAAGGACGGCAAGGTCGTCGCTCTTGAGGGAACGGAAAAGGCGCAGGATATTTTCGGCATCGTGATGAAGGTCGCGACGCCGTTTGAGCCGTTCTACCCGGGCGATCTTATCGAGGTCGTTCACGAAGGCTACGTTCAGGTCGCTTTCGACGAAGAGGCCGACGCCGCCCCCGTGCGTGGCGGTCAGGTCTTCTTCGATACCGAGAAGAAGCTCTTCACGACGGACAACACCAAGGTCGCCGTCCGCGCCATCTGGGCTTCCGATGGTTTCGGTGACGGCATTGCCGAAGTCCAAATCTTCCCGTTCATCCCGTCTGCTACCGCTTAAGGAGGAAAGATAGATGCTTACCAACGAACAGGCTGTGCAGATCCTGAACGCGCAGCTCTCTAAGATCGATCCCGAGATCATCAAGCCGCTCTCCGTCTATACGTGGACGCGAGATCTTCCGGAAGGTAAAGACCTCGACCGACTCGTTGACTCTCTCGTGCTCACGAAGATCACGGCTGGCTCCGGTCAGGGTACGTCGAAGGTCGCAGGCAAGTCCTGGATCGCCAAGAACGGCAACGACCTGAAGGATGTTGACATCGGCATGACCGCCGAAGCCGTCCGAGTCTATGACGCCGGTCGCGAGCTCTCCTGGACGGGAGCCGAGCTCGAGCGCTTCCAGAAGTTCGGCGTTCGCTTTGACTCCGAAAAGCTTGAAGTGCTCAACGACATCTTCAACCAGGAAGCTCAGGCCACCGGCTATCTCGGCGACAAGGACTTCGGGTTTGAAGGCTTGCTCAATCAGTCCAAGACCGTCGAAACGGTCAAGGGTGCAGATCTGCTCGCCGCCGACACGGTTGATATGTCGAAGCTCATCACGGCTATCGATTCGGCCATGCGTCAGGCTGAAGAAGCCTCTGGCGAAATCATCATGCCGAACCGTCTGCTCCTGAGCCCCGCCGACTACGTGAAGCTCCACTCGATCAAGATCGACGTGAATAACACGAACACGGTCAGCGCCATCGAGTACATCGAAAGGTTCTCCTATGCCGCCACTTCCACGGGCGACTTCAAGGTGCTCAAGGTTAAGGAATGCAATGGCATCGGCACGGGCAAGAAGAATCGCTGGGTCTTCTACACGCCTGACAGCCGCTATCTGAAGTTCAACGTGATGCCGATGTGGCGCGAAAAGGTGTACGACAAGGGCTTGCAGTACTGCGCTGCCTATCTGTGGCGCATCGCTGAACTTCAGGTTCGCCATCCCGAAACGATTCTCTACGTCGACGGCATTTAATCGACATCCGAGGCGACCATGGAACTTTATGAGAACTTTCGCGAAGCCTTCGTTGAGTTCGACGACTATCCAGAGTCTCGCGTGAGGTACTTCCTCGAGCGGGCGGTGGACGCGATTCCAGAAGGTCGCTTCGGCAGAGAGACGGACTTCGGTCGCTTCCTCTACGTTGCGCATCACTTGACCGTGCTCGGATCTGGTGAAGCGGGATCGTCTGTAGGGAGCACACCGAAGACCGGCATTGCTTCGAAGACGGTCGGCTCTGTATCGATCAGCTACGACACAAGCTCGAGCACCGAGGCCGATGCGGGCTACTGGAACGCAACAGGCTACGGTCGTCTGTTTTGGGGCCTGCTCAAGCGCTATCGTCGGCTGCCGATCATTGCGATCGGGAGGGCGAGATGGCCATGAAGCTAAATGCGAGCGTTACAGCGCACGGCGATAACTGGCTTGTGCAGTCGGTCAAGGAGCTTGCGGAGGCCAGACGGCACTATGTTAAGGTCGGGTTCGTTCAGAACATGAGGCAGAACCGAACCGATATGCCTGGCACGAACGCTTTCATTGGCTACGTACAGGAGCACGGGGTCCCGTCGAGGGGCATACCTGCTCGTCCATTCCTGATTCCCGCGTTTTTGGACTGCGCTGACGACGCCGAGGCCTACATCAGGCAGGGCTTCGAAGAGGCGTTGACGGACAAAGGAGCCGTCGCGCGAGGGCTCGGGTATGCAGGCTCGTTAATCCGTAACCGAGCAAAGGATCGCATCGTCGATAGCGAGGGATTTGATCCGCTGAAGCCTGCGACCTTGAAGCATCGCAAAAGAATTGGGTTCAAGGGAACGAAGCCACTGATCCATACAGGTCAGCTTCTTTATGCAATCACGTACAAGGTGGAGTAATGGCTTGTCTTGACGTATCCGAGATCCTCGACGATCTCGATCTTTGCGATCAGTGCAAGGTGATCCATCGCGTGACCGAAACGGTCAACGGACGCAAGCTCGCTCGAGGAATCGAGCATCAGATCATCGCCGTGATCCAGCCTGCATCCCCCGTCGACATACAGCAGCTTGCCACCCAGGTGGGCTCCGGATTCGTCGGCGAGACGCTGTCGATCTGGACGCGCGAGCGCTTGTCCGTCGGTTCCGACGGCAGTCTCGGCGACTTGATCGACTTCAAGGGGCAGCGCTACAGCGTCGCCTCGGTTGAAGACTACTTCGCCAACGGTCGCTACTTCCGCGCCTTGGCTACGAGGTTTGGAGATGTATAAGACCACGACTCAGCGCCCCGGCATCGTCGGGCAGACACCAGGCCGAAGCATCATCGGTTATGAGTTCGAGGACGCCTTTGGAGCATGGCTCTCCGATGCGCTCGAGCTCCCGCGCGACTGCGTGATCCCCGGTTGGAAATTCGCGCGTGAGAAAGCGCCCGACTGGGCGGACTGCGCGTTCTTCTACCTCGGCACGGTCAAGGCCGACGAGGTTGATCAGGAGCCAACAGAAGACGGTGGCATGGTCATCGACTACTACGGTTGCCTGACTGTGACGGTCGTGCTCTACGGCATGAACGCTCGCCTCCTGTCGATGCTCCTATGCGACACATTCTCGGTCGATCAGAACGCGGAATATCTACACAAAGTGTGCGGCCTGGCTTACGTCGACTCTCAGGTGCAGGCTCAGCTCCTCGAGCCTGTGGGTGGCGATTACCGCCAGAGAGCCGACGTGTCGATCACTTTCAACTACCACTATCAGCGGACGTGGGCGGTACGACCGATCGCCGAAGCGCCCGACGCAACAATCTTCAAATCGTGAGGTCTGTGATGACTCTTTCCGTATCTCGCGTCGTGAACGTCTCTGTCAGCCTGAGCCCTCAGGCAGCGCAGAAGCGCGGCTTCGGCACGCTCTGCATTCTTGGTGACAGCGGCGTCCTCAACGACTCTGAAACACTCCGCTTCTACAATGGTGCGGATGAGGTGGCAACCGACTTCGGCGTCGATGCCCCCGAATACCTCGCGGCGACCTGCTACTTCTCGCAGTCGCCCAAGCCGAAGGAGCTGTGTGTCGCTCAGTGGCGCAACGCTCCGACTCCCGCCGCCCTCATGGGGGGCACGCCGTCTCAGATCTCTGAGCTTCATATTTCCGGTGCGGGCTTCAAGATCACGATCGACAGCGAGGTGATCGACGTGACTGATCTCGACACCAGCAAGGCCGTTTCGGTCGAAAACGTCGCCTCGCTCATCACCGCAAAGCTCGGCGGCAAGGGCGCTTGCACCGTCGTTGACGGTCGCTTCGTGATCACCTCTGCCAAGTCTGGCTCCGCATCCAAGATCACAGTCGCATCCGCTCCGAGCAGTGGCACCGACATGTCGTCGCTTCTCGCTCTGACGGAAGAGACTGGCGCTAAGGTTGTTGCCGGAAAGGACGACACGGAGACCGTCACCGACGCTCTGTCTCGACTCTTGCTCGAGCGAGGCCGCGACTTCTATGGTCTTGTGCTCGCAACGACTCAGAAGGTTGAAGATAACGCTATCATCGCCATCGCGCAGCAGATCGAAGCGAGCGACGATGCTCATGTCTTCGGCGTGACGCTTACCGATGAGGCGCTCAAGAACACGGCCTATGGCGAAGAGTCCGAGGATGTGGCCTCAAAGCTCAAGCGCGGGGAGTTCTCCCGCACGGCGGTCTTCTACGCAGACTTCGCGCAGGGTGACAGCGCTTACCGCGTCAATCCGTATTTCGCCGCATCTGCTTTTGGTCGCATGTTCTCCGTCAACTTCGAAGGCTCGAAGACGACGTTGACGCTGAAGTTCAAGAAGGCTCCGACGATCCAACCGAGCAACCTGAACGCGACCGAAGTCAAGAATCTCGAAGACCGAAACATCAACGTCTACGCGACCTACGCGAATGGCACGACGATCATCGAGCAGGGTGTCATGGCGAGCGGTCAGTTTGCCGACGAACGTCATGGCCTCGATTGGCTGCAGGATGCCGTGCAGACCGCAGTCTTCAACTGCCTCTATCAGAGCAAGACGAAGATTCCGCAGACGCGCGACGGCGTAGCGATGATTCAGGCCTCGATCGAAAACATCCTCGCTCAGGGTGTGGCCAACGGCCTGATCGCACCTGGCAAGTGGACGAGTGACGCATTCGGCAACCTCGAAACGGGCGACTACCTGCCGTCCGGTTACTACGTCTACGCAAACGATCTTGACGAGCAGGATCAGGCAGACCGCGAAGCCCGCAAGTGCCCGCCGTTCCAGTGTGCCGTCAAGCTTGCCGGCGCTATCCACAGCGTCGACATTACGCTCAACATCAACCGTTAAGGAGGGAAGATGGCTAAGGAAAGCTACACGCTGGCTCACGTCAGCATCACCTATGCGCCCTTCGGCGCGGCGTCTTTTGACTGCAAGAACGGCATCGCCGAGAGCGGCTGCACGATCGCCATGTCTGAAGACTTTGGCGAGCGCGTCAAGGGTGGAGACGGCTCCTCCATGTGGACGGAGTACTGCTCGCAGGACGGCACGATCACGCTCAACGTGAACCCGTACAGCCCTGCCTACGCCTTCTTCGTCGCCCTGCAGAACGCTCAGCGTATGAGCGGCACGAAGGGGCGAGACACGATGACGATCCTCAACCGCGATCTCAATGAGATGATCAGCTGCGCTCAGTGCGCGATCCAGTCGATCAGCGGCGAGACCTACGATAAGAGCGGCGCGACCGTTCGCGTCGTGACGATCAACTCTGGCACGATCACGAGGATGTCAGCCTGATGAACTACAAAGACATTCAGATTAACGGGGTCACCTTGCGACTCTTTAAGATGTCGCCCTTCGACCAGTACGACATAATCAACACCTTGATCCCGAGCCTGTCTGGCGTGCTGCGTGCAGTGGCGAGCATGAGAAAGGGGGCGGGAATCGCGGTCGATAACGCAGAAGGCCTCGCGCTCGCGGTTGACGAGTTCCTTGCCAAGGTCTCGCCGGAGCAGCGCCGAGATTTGCTCTTTCGTCATCTTCTCTCGCCCGAGTCCGTGAAGATCGTTGTGAACGGCTCTGAACTGCCGCTCATCAGCGACACTGGCACGGCGAAGACTGTGATGAACGAACAGCTCAACGACATCACGTACCTCCTGCAGATCGGCGCTGAGGTCTTGAAGTTCAACTTTGAGCGTTTTTTCGCGTTCGGAAAGAGCACCCTTTCCCGAAAGTAAGGCGCGATCAGCGAGTGGAGAGCGCGGGGCTTCTGGAGCTTCCGCGCTCTTTTTGCATGACCCCGGTCATGCGTGGCTTCATCAGCTACGCAGACCTCGTCGAGAAGCGGGTCGACCTTGCTGACCTGTGGCTCATCAACGTCTCAATCCGGATCACGGACGAGAACCAACGACGACTCATGGAGGTCATGAAGCATGATCGAAACGCTTAAGGAGTTCGCGCTCAAGCTGACCGCGATGGTCGACAAGCCGGCTCTCAATGAGATGACAGATGCGGTCGACACCACGGCCGCTTCGATCTCGGACTTCGCCCAGAAAGCAATTGGAGTGCTGACTGCAGGTGCGTTCGCGATGGCAGTTCAGGACACAGTCAACCGCTTCAACGGTTTGGCGGACGCGGCCGCACGAATGGGCAACATCACGGCGAAAGAGCTCGATCGTCTGGGGTACATTGCAGACCACACTGGATCGAGCGCGGACGTAGCGTCAGCTTCCTTCGAGAATCTATCGAAGATGATCGGCGAGGCCGCGAACGGCGTCGGCGGCGGCGCAGAGCTTTTCACGAAGTACGGGCTCTCCGCGAAGAACGCAGACGGATCGATCAAGAGCGTGACGCAAGTCCTTGACGAACTCAAGGCCAAGATGTCGAAGCTCTCGCAGTCGCAGAAGGCGGCGATCCTGCAGCAGATGGGTATGGACAAGACGCTCGTCGACATGGTGAGCACTGACACCCAGGCGCTTGCATACGAGTACGACAAACGCACTCAGCTGCTCGGTGTCAATGCTGACGAGATGGGAGAGCTGTCCGCGGACTTCAACGACAACCTCGGCAAGATGACGCGGAGTTTCTCCGACGTCATGACGGCCGTTGTCGTGCGCATCCTGCCGCCGCTGACGGACGCGTTCAAGACCGTCACGAGGTGGATTACGGAATCGGGCGACAAGATCGTCAAGATCATCGAGCCCTTCACCGCCGTCATCCGCGTGATGGTGCGCCTTATCAACGGCGCGCTCGTCGCAGTTGGTTCCTTCATCGACATCGTCGGCGGCCTACCAGGTTACCTCGCCCTTGCGACTGTGGCGTGGAAGGCGCTGAATGTTGTGATGAATGCGTCGCCAATGGTGAAAGCTGCCTCGCTCATTGCGGGCGTCGTAAGCGCGATAGGGCTTCTGATCGACGACTTCAAGGTGGCAAAAGCGGGCGGCGAGAGCTTCTTCCAGTTCTGGAACGAGCCGTGGTTCGACAGATTCCTAAAGGGGGCGGAAGGCGTCATCAGCTTCTTCGGAAACCTGGAGAATCTCCTTCTCTCCTTTGGCGGGACGCTCTCCGGGGTGGTGGTTGGGATTTTCACGGGAGACTTCGCTCTGCTCGAAGAGCAGGGACGGGCATTCTTCGATGCCTTTAAGGGCATGTGGGAGGGCTTCAGAGACTTCGTCTGGGGCATCTTCGACGGCCTCGCAGGAGCGCTCGAGTACGCCTTCCAGAAGTTCTTCCCTGATGCTCATGAGACAGTCACGGCTTTCGGTGACGCGATTTCGAGCGCTGCCAATACCTTGCTCAAGGCGATCTCCGACCTTTTCGACAAAGGGCTCGGAGAGCTTGGTGACAAGGTCTTGGGCTGGGTTGCTGGCATAGGCGGAAAGATCTCTGGCGCGATCGGGGGAGTCAAGAGCTTCCTCGGGTTGGGGGACGATGAAAAGGGCGGGGTGCTAACGCCTGACAGTGCCACAGTTGCCGCGATTGCGCCGACGACATATGCGCAACAGAGCACGATGACCAACATCAACAACACGGTGAACCAGACGTTCAACGTTAAGAGCCGTGAAGAGGCAGGCTTCCTCGCGACGAAGACACCTCGCCTGATGGGAGGTGCAGCATGAGCTTCTTTGAAAACCAGATTGTCGGTATTGCCGGCACGCTGATCGGGAAGATGCTCACGATCAGCCCCTCCCGATCATTTGCTGGCTTCAGCGAGTTCTGCTCCATCACCGAAGTACACAACGCCGCTGTGCAGGCGACGCAGTATCCAATCGAAGACGGGACGCAAGGGACGGATCACATCGTCCGCCTCCCTGATGTCTTGCAGTGGGAAGTCGTCTTTGAAGAGCGTTCGAATCCGCGTCAGACCTACGATCGCCTGCGCAAGCTGATGATCTCTGGCGAGCCGTTCAAGGCTGAGACGGGGCTCAAGTCCTACACGAACTTGATTCTCCTCTCGATCTCCGCCTCGCAGGACGTGCATACTGGACGTATCCTGCGGTGCACCCTATCACTGCAGGAGATCATCATCACGAGCGCTGTGGCGACCGCCTTGCCGCCTCGAGCGAGGCAGGCTCTGGCGAACCAGACGGGGTCGACAGCGAAGACGGGCAGCAAGAGCCTCGGAGAAGCAAGCCCGAAGCAAAAGTCCGATTTGGATCACATAGCCGAGGACGTAAGAGGATTCTTCCGATGAGTTCAATTTATCGAGTTCCGCTCAACCCTTTTGCAGAGCAGTTCCAGATCGAGATCAACGGAACTAACTACCTCATCCGGACCCATTGGAATGAGGCGATCAAGCGATGGACGCTTGATCTTGGCACTAGTGGAGAGCATTGGCTCATCTGCAATATGGCCATGGTCGCGGGCGTTGATCTGCTCGCCCAGCACGCGCATCTTGGCCTCGGATTCAAGATGCTCGTGCAAGTCGACGGGGACTCGGCGGCCGACGTCGGAGCCGAGGGCTTTGGCGACGGATCTGAGCTCTTCGTCGTCATAGAGGATGCGTGATGAGAAACTACGGACGAAAGATCGGGCTTCTCATCGCGGGCAGCTCTGGTGATGCGATCGATCTCTCGGGATTTCGCGTCGTCTTCTCTGTCGAAAAGACGGCTGCCGAGCAGCCGAACAAAGCGAAGATCGAGATCTGGAATCTGTCTGATACGACGGCTTCTATGCTCCTCACGGGCAAGATGACGCGCATCGTCCTGCAGGCCGGCTACGTCGACAACTCGGCAGTGCTCTTCGACGGGAACATCATCGCCGCCAAGCGCATCCGACAGGGGACTGACGTGATCGTCTCGATTGATGCGGGCGACGGCGATAAGTCGTACAGCTTCGCGGTCGTTCAGCAATCGATCGCGTCAGGATACTCCAGCGCAGACGTCGCCAAGGCCTCGGTCACCGAGCTTCAGGCGAAGGGCGCACGAGGCGCAAGCGTCGACGCCATCAAGGCCGAAACCAAGTTCCCGAGAGGTCGCGTCATGTTCGGTGCAGCTCGCAAGTTCGCACGCGAAGTTGCGAAGACGACAGAATGCCAGTGGTCGATTCAGGACGGGCAAGTCGTCTTCTGCAAGGTAAAGTCCGCGACCGAGGGTGCGCAGGCTTTCCTGCTCTCGCCATCGAGTGGCTTGGTCGGAGCGCCAACGGTGGACAAAGACGGCGTCAAAGCTGCCTGCTGTCTCAATCCTCAGCTCCACATCTACGACCCGATTCAAATTCACAGCGAGTTTGTCGACGGCACCTACAAGATCCTGACAGTCAAGCACTCGGGCGATACGCACGGGAACACTTGGACGACAGAGATCTCCGGGACGCTGCTCGATGCCTCCACATCGGAGACAACGCAGACATGAGACAGGATGAACGCATCGCCTCGCAAGAGGAGATCGACGAGAAGCGCGGCGAGGACATCGCTTCGCAGATTCGATGCGCCATGCCGGCGATCGTCACGAAGGTGAACCTCGAGGCGCAGACTGTCGAGGTCAAGCTGGCGCTGCAGGGCAAGGTCGGAGACGAGGACGGCGGCATCAGCTTCGTCCAGTATCCAATTCTTCCCGATGTGCCGATCGTATGGCCGCGTGCCGGAGGCTTCGCTCTGACCTTCCCTGTGAAAGTCGGAGACGAATGCCTCGTCGTATTTGCTGACCGTTGCATCGACGCGTGGTGGCAGTCCGGCGGCGTGCAGAAGCCTATGGATGAGCGGATGCACGACCTCTCGGATGCCTTTGCCATCTTCGGGACGACGAGTCAACCGAAGCGCCTGCCGTCCGTCAAGAACAACGCAGTCGAGCTTCGAGACGACGATCGAGCAAACTGGATCAGCCTTCGACAAGGCTCACTCGATATCAACATCGAGGGGGAGACCACGGTTCACTGCGCCGATGCCACAGTCAATGTCGACGGACAGACGACGCTCAACTGTCCGACAAACACGATCAATGGGGACGTCCTCATTAACGGTCAGTTGAGCGTCTCGAAGACGATCATCGGTCAGGGCGGCTTCGTCATCTCCGGAGGCTCCGGCGCGACCTGCACGGTCACGGGGTCGATCGAAACGACGGGCGATGTGACGGCGGGCGGCATCAGCCTGCAGGGGCACGTCCACACTGAACAGGGCGACGGCAAGGATACGTCCGCCGCCAAATAGGGAGGCGTCATGCGCTACCGAAAACTCGATGCGGAAGGCGATATGGTCTTCGGTCACGGTCGGGACGACTACCTGAGCGAGACCGAGGCGGTCGCTCAGTCAGTGCTCACGCGCCTGCGCTTGTGGAAGTCCGAGTGGTATCTGGACACGGAAGAAGGGACGCCGTACATGACCGACGTGCTCGGCAAGGGTACGGAGTCGTCATCGGTTGCCGCCCTTCAGTCACGCGTCCTCGATACGCCTGGAGTGCGCAGCATCCTCGAAATTCATGCAACTCAGGATCCCGAGACGCGACAGGCGAGCTTCTCAATGACGCTCGACACCATCTACGGAGAGGTCACAGTCAATGGCTAAGAAACTGGAAGAGCTCGCCTACATCGACAAGGCGGGCTTTCATATTGCAGACTTCGAGGACTTCCTCGAGTACCACAGAGACGCGATGCGACGAATCTACGGATCTGACATCAACCTCGACGCGGACTCTCAGGATGGTCAGTTGGTTGCACACATCGCGCAGAGTCAATATGACATGGGCGTGCTTTGCGCGGCGGTCTTCAACGCCTACAGTCCATCAAGTGCTGTCGGCGAGAGTTTGTCCCGTCAGGTGAAGATCAATGGGATCAAGCGCCAGGCGTCAACGAACGGAAAGGTAGACTTGAAGATCATCGGCAAGGCCGGCACGGGCATTAAGAACGGTCGCGTTAGAGATGACGCTGACCGCCTGTGGATCCTCCCCGATCTCGTGACAATCCCGACTGGTGGCGAGATCGTTGTGACTGCCACATCTGAAGAGCCGGGCGACATCCGAGCAGCATCCGGATCTGTCTCGCGCATTGCGACGCCGACCGAAGGATGGTACTCGGTGACGAACGAGGCCGAGGCTACACCGGGTGTCGACGTCGAATCCGATGCGGCGCTACGTAGACGTCAGACCGTATCGACGGCCATGCCGTCGCAGACGGTACTTAAGGGAATCCTCGGCGAGATCCGAAACGTCGAAGGTGTGACGCGAGCAAAGATCTACGACAACGACACGAGCGAGCCTGACAAGAACGGGATC